GCAGAGCTGAGTGATTTAACTCGCCATTTAAATGACATTGCCGCCGACACCGTTGATATTGATTTTACAACCGTATCACCTATAAGAGGTGCGATAAATGCAAGTAATGTGTGGAGCAAAACGGTTGGATTTACATCGTATGCGTTCAATGTAAATGCCAGATTTAAACGGCTATCTATCACGGCGTCGGCGAACGCCACAGCAATTATTGGGTTATTAAAAAACAGCAATCTTGTAAACGGTCAAATACCCCCTTTTTGTGAAGGGATTGGTGAGCGAATTGTACTAAATGCCGGAGAAACACAAGTAATATCAATACCGGACGATTGTACATATATTGTAATCACAAATACAACTTCTGATTCTGTAGACCATACACCAGCATATGGGCAATTTGGAATTTTGAAAAACATTCCCACCATTGACAGTACCCTGACAGTTTCTGGTGATGCGGCTGATGCAAGAGCCGTTGGTGAAGCTATAAGTTTGCATGACAATTTGTTTGATAGTGCAGACCCAACAGTGCTTTCTCTATTTATTAGGGCGACGAACAACACGTTCAAAACTACGTCTGACAACCGCTTGGTTGTTATAGCAGTTAATAGAAATACGGATTATTATATCAAGTGTGGTGGAACATCAACAAAAAGGGTTGGCTTTTCTAACGACTTTCCATCGAATGGTACAGCAGTAACGATAGTAGGGAATGATATTCCCGGAGAAGTAGATATTTTAGCAAACTCTGGTAACAACACATATCTCAGCATCCAGTTATATATAGATTCCGATGATGATAGAACAGCTTCTCATTACTATGCTGGTATTATGGTTGAGCAAAAAAACGTGGTCAATTATCTTGATAATAAAATTGATGCGTTGACTGATGGAATACCGCTTGGTTTGCATGAAATGCCAGAAAACAACGGAGTGCTTAACGTCATTAAACGTTGCCGCCAGCTAACGGACATCGAATGGACGCCTGCGGTTGATCTTCCGAGATTTATGCGAGTGTGGCGTGGATGGGGCGCTGATGTCCCATCTACCGCAGTACCAGAAGATCATACCGGCACGTTTAAAGCTGGTGTAACATACAAAGGGATTCCATATGGTAGACCGAAGGCAAGTATTAGCAGCAGATACGGGAAAAGTAACACTTTTGTTGGCAGAGATATTGATTTAGGGACATTTGTTACTGCTGTATCGTGCAATAAATCAATCGTAAGCGTTGAGAAAAACAATGGGACGATTGGTAGTGACCATTTCTCTATACCATATTGTGATGTGTGCTCTGCGCTTACATGTTATGCCTTAAACACAGTGGGTTATTATGCTACAGAAAGTATTGGGAATATACCGGGGCTTAATCTAATCGGCAAAATCAATGACAATGGAGTTTTGATAAGTGCTGATAATTTCAAACTTGGAGATGTGCTGAACGAGCCCGGAAGTCATACCGCAATAGTAACTGATATTATCAGGGATGGCAATGGAAACGCTACCGTGATTGAGCTGTGTGATGCGGCAGCAAACGGATTAGCAAATATGTCCTATGATGACGGACAAATTGGCGGTGTTGCACGACGTAAAGGCTGGACGATAGCGGAGATATATGACGATTGGGGTGCGTATGATCTGTTGCGATATGCGAACATTGCGACAGTGCCCTATACAATGTCTCCGTATGTAAACGTTGGAGACGAACCAGAGATGATGCCAGTCGTACATTATCCATGTTTGCCATATGAAGGAAATAACTTCACATATAAAGTCGGATACGTTCCTAACAATGCTGTCAAGGTCTTGATTATGGAGCAAGGCTATAATTACCTCAAAGTATTCAAGGATGACGTAGAGATATCTGGTTCGCCATTTGCAGTGACGAGCGAAACGGAAAGCATTGATATTGCGGAGATTTCTGCTGGAAGTTATAAAGCGTATCTGTGCAATCTGTCGGACGGTAATGTGCGTACAATGACGTACCCGTGTCATTGGACGATTGTCACTTAATGGCCTACTTAAGTGACAAACCCATCTCATGAAATAGCACGGGGCCGGAAGTGATCATACCGGGGCAACCTGCCACCTGAAGGCGCGTAGTGCAGTCCCCGTGCATCTCGTGAAAATCGTTTGAAATCACGAGATAGTCACGAGTTCGGAAATTCCGAACAACCGCCAGCTCAGGCGGGGGATAAAAAGTATGAGACAAAAGAAGCGAAGTGCGGACGAGAGCTTCAACCGAGAACGGTCTTCTGGTCACTCCGCACCCCAGCGACAGACTGCCGTAGCTCAGTAGGCAAGAGCCATAGGGTCGGAGGTTCGAGTCCTTCCGGCAGTCTGAATTTAAAAATCAGGAGGGATGCCGATATGCTCTTAGTCAGGATTATGATCTATCTCGCAGTAGTATCCGCAGTCCTTATCTTTTTCTATGGCGCGGGAGGTGACAGACCTTGATCACACGCGAAGAGCTGGAAGAATTTATCGAGGGATGCATATGAGTTACCATCAAACTATTTACAACCTACTCCGAGGATACGGCCTTTCTGAAGCCGGGGCTTTGGGGATGCTTGGCAACTGGGAGTGCGAAAGCGGCTGTGAACCGTATCGTGTGCAGGGAGACTATCAGGCAAGCAGAGCAATCAGCAAATCCTATGTGGACGCAATTACCAGCGGACGCATGAGCGAAGAAAAGTTTGCCAGAGATGGCAAGGGATTCGGGCTTGCCCAATGGACTTATCCGCAGAGAAAAAGAAATCTTTATGATTTTGCTTTGGGCTGTATGAAGCCAATCGATTCTTGTTCCATGCAGGTAGACTTTGCCATGTGGGAACTTCAGAACGAATATTCTGGTTTACTGTCATACCTTAAGAACGCAGAAGCGATCTGGGATTGTATTGACCGCATCTGTCGGGAATATGAAAGACCAGCGGTCAATAACGTTCAGGCACGCTATGAAGCGGCACTGAGGATCAGGAAAGAGCTTGACCTGTCAGGGACGGCAGTTGTTTCGGGAAATGCAACAACTGAGGAAGCTGAAGTGCTGCCCTATAAACCAGAACTGATTCCGGCAACCGAGTATTGGCCGCCCAGGACTGTGGACAAGAACATGGATGGTGATGACGTCGTAATTCTGAAGGCAGTTCTTTCAGCCCGCGGTTTCTTTAATAAATTCGGCGCAGATTCCAGCGGATACCTGGACGGTCAGACGGACAGATTTGATGACGACACAGAGAAAGCCGTCAAACACTTCCAGGAGGCCTACAAGTTGGACGTAGACGGAGTTGTGGGCCCAAAGACCTGGGCCAAACTTATGGAGAGGTGATACCGATGCAGAATCTTACACCGGCGCAGGCAACCGTTATTGCCTCGATCATCTCAGGGCTTGTGGCAGTTATCGTCTGCCTGATTAACAATCGGGCAGTGGCAAGCAAGCAGAAGATTGAGAACGCGAAACGAGACGCGAAACTGGAAATGTGGATGCAGACCGTGGATCGGAAGCTGGACACGCATAACGGCTATGCAGAACGATTCGGAGAAATCAGTACAGACATAGCGGAAATTAAGACCGCAATTCAATTTCTGAAGGAGAAATAACATGGACAAGAAAGTATTCATCGTCGTGACGAAGGAAGCGGCCTATAACATGGCGGCGGAATCCGTCGAAGAGGTCAAAAAGGAATTTGACGGCGTGTGCAAAATCTTTCAGGAGGCGGAATAATGACTATCGACTGGAAACGGAAACTCACGAGTAGAAAGTTCTGGCTGGCTGTGATCGGCCTTGTCAGCGGCCTGCTGATGGCGTTCAAGGTGGACGGGGAGACGGTGGAAACCATCTCAGGCGTGATCATGTCCGCTGCTTCCGTCATCGCGTACATCATCGGAGAAGGGATGGCAGACGCAGCGGCTGTGTCTGCGGAAACCACGGGGGAATAAACCATGGCGTTTGCTTCAAGAGTAGAGGCTGGGTCTGCCAATGGGCCGATTGGGTCCAGCCTGTACGGAACTTGCACAACGAGTGCAGGCACAGCCGCCAAGATCGCGCATGTCAACGGACTTGACGCGCTTGTGGATGGGCTCACGATTCACGTGAAGTTTATGTTTCCCAATGCGGCAGAGAATCCGACACTCACCATCAGTAGCGTTGACGATGTAGCGAGGCCCATTTACAAATACGGGCTGACGGCTCCATATGCAGAAACATCTCAGCCGATTGACCAAAGCCGGGCGTCATGGTATGCAGAGTCAGTGATTGCGTTGACTTACGTTGCAACCAATAACGCCTGGTACATGAACGATTGGCAGAGCGACACGACTTACGTCAACGCAACGCAGGCCGCAGCTGGTCTGATGTCTGCAGCTGACAAGAGGACCCTTGACAACATTCGGGATGCGCGCACGACCTCGCTGGCGCTTCAGAACGTGCCTACAAGCGTATGGACGCAGGATGCGAGCGGCCCCTATCCCAGCTATCCGTACACGGCAACGCTCTCCTGCCCGGGCGTGACCACCGCTCATTTTGTGCAGGTCTGCTTCAAACCGGAGCATGTGATCAACTACGTTCCAGCCCCGGTGTGCAAAGTTCCGAGCGACGGCACGGTTCAGGTCTGGGCCATGATTAACCCGGGCAGCAGCATCGAGGTTCCGACGGTGTTCGCGATTCTGCCGGACAGAACGTGAGGTGACTTATGGCATATCAGACAACCGGTAAAATTACCGGCATGGACGTTTTCCAGAGGGCCATCACTATCATGGATGAGCTCTCTGATGAAGGGAAGTACAGGTACGAGGACACAGACGAATACCGAAACAGGACGCTGGCAATTCTGAACATCCTGCAAAACGAGCTGTATCCTTTCAGCGACACGCATGGGCTTAATCAGGAGTGGGGCAGCAGACGCAGGCCAGTATTAGACAGTCTGGAAGACTTGTACACGGAGATCGACCTAGACGATTACTGCGCTGGGACAATCCTGCCCTACGGACTGGCGGCTCACCTGTTGCTGAACGAGGACCCGAGCACGGCAAACTACTGTCAGCAGAGATACGACGAACTCAAGGCCTCGCTCATGCGTGGGATGCCCGCAGAGAGTGAGGATATCGAGGACGTATACGGCGGAATTGACGTCAGCCCCTACAACGAGTTCAGTCGCTGGGCATAAAGGAGGCATGACGGATGGCAAGGCCGAAGGGAAGCAAGAACCGGCCAAAAGACGGAAGTCCGGACAGACCGTACCGCACTCCGGAAGAGCTGAAGGCAAAAATGCAGGAATATTTCCAGGCGTGTAAGGAAGAGGACGACGTCTTCCCGGATGAGGCGGGAATGCGGATCTTCCTCGGCCTGGGACACCGGAGCTATCAGAACTACATAGAAGACCCGGAGTATGAACTGGTCATCGACTGGGCACAGGACATGCGGGAGAGCTGGGCGTCAAGAGGCCTGGCTTCCAACCCGAGAAACGCGCAGGCGTTCCTGAACATCCTGAAACAGGACGCGAACGGCGGCTGGGTAGACCGG